GTAGTGATTCTAATTTACCAGCATATCTAAAGAAACCATTTTCTGACATCCAATACGCAGCACCATCAACTTCTACACATGCGTTTTTTCCAACAAGTCCACAGTTCGTCCCTACCTGTGCAAATGCAAACGTAAATGGTTGACCTACAAAACGTTGTGTGAATAATGCAGTATCAGTCCAAACATAAATAGCATCTCTACCTCTGATAGCACCAATGATCCGTGATCCATCGGCCAGTCTTTGTGTACCAGCAGTATTAGTCGCTGTAGGTGTGTATGTGTTTATATCTTCTTGGTCCGAGAATCTAATAAACATATCATCTTGTGTAGTCGTATCACCTATTGTTGTTTCTGTTCCATAAAAAACTAAGTGACGATCCGGAGTAGATACAACCATGTGTCTTGATGCAGTTGGTGCACCTGATATAATTGAAGCTCTTGTAGTTGTTGCATTTGATAAAGATGAATCCCATTCAAAAACAGCACCATTAACAATTAAACAAATAGCTTTGTCACCAAAGTTATCTAATGACCACATACCTGGTTCTATAATTAAGTCACCTGATGCTGCTTCACCCCACGCAACGTAATCTGAAGTATTTGTAATTGTAGCTCCATCACTATGAGATGCTGCTGTTGTGTTTCTCACACCTCTTGTAACACCTGTTAAAGTGTTTGATGAGATACCTGTATAAGATATTTCTTCCGTGCCAATTAAAATAAAGTTTGTTCCAGAGTCAGGAAACTGTGATGCATCTGTTAATACTATTGTAGTTGTTGAATCATTAATTGCACCATTTAAAGTTGTTGTTACAGCTCCTGCTTCTTCTCCACCCCAAGATCCTAAACCATATCCAAATCCTTTTGCTTGCACAGCTGGTCCTACTGGATAATAATGTTGTACTCTAATACCACCTGATGTTGTTGCACCAGATCCTGTTTCATTAGATGGCATTGTAATTGTAAGGGTTGTAGTTGATGGTACTGATGTTACCATAAATTTTTTATCATCAAAATCAGATGCACTAAAATCAGATCCTGTTATTGTAGTAAAATTATCTAATAATATTATTTCACCTGCAGCGATATTGTGAGCACTAGAAAAAGTTAGTGTTACAACCGCTGATCCATTAGTTGTGCTAAATGCATTTGTAAGTGTGGTTGTCGTTTTGATAGGATGTATGTCATAAAATATACCACCTGAGTATGCATATAAAATTCTGTTACTTCCTATAATTGCATATTTTCTACCTAAACTATTTACAAAATGATGAAGTCCTCTTACAGCTCCTGTTAAATCACTAGTTCCTAATTGTTTCCAACCACCTATTTTTTCAGGTGTACCATATCTAAATCTAACATTATCGCAGTCTATCCACTGACCCTCGGCCGTAGTTTCTGAGATCTGTTTATTAATACCTGGCTGAAATCCTATTTTTTGTAGCATAACGGGACTATAATATAGATTTTTCTTAAAATCTATGGATTATTTCTTTTCAAGTTGAATATGTTCATCTTCAAAAGAACGCAGAGAAAGTGTTTCTTCTGGTAAATATTCATTAATGTCTGCAGCTAATTGCACTAAATGATTACCTATTTGTTTTAAAGAAAAAGCACTTATTTCAAAATATCCTTTATCTTGTAATATTTTTATCTCTTCATCAGTAAATATAATTCGACCTGACCCATCTTTTTTATTTTGTAATATTTTCATTTATAGCATCTCCTTTGTGGTTGGCGTGCTCTCCATTAGCATCAACATAGTGTAAAAAAAATTGTATATGATAATCACCTTCATAGGGTTCTCTCCAATGTGAAATATCACAACCCTTATATATCACACCATCTCCTGGTTTTAAATCAATTTTATTGCCATCCATATAAATAGGCCATTTATGTTCTCCATCCGATCCTACAAAAATTGTAGCACTTATTTCACAAGATTTTCTATCTTTATGTTTTAATAACTCTGATCCATAAGTATAACATCTCCAAAATGAATATGTTTCATTAAGTTTTAATTTAACATTTTTTTCAAATTTTTTCTTTTTATTTACTAAAAATACTTCTGTTAAAGGATCTTTATAAAAAGCAGTATCTGCACAATTTTGATTGTAATCAAAACTATCAGAATTATGCATATGTTTATTTTTAAAATAACTATGCGCTAGTTTTATTTCATCCGAACTTAAAACTTTAGGTATTATCTTATATTTCCAATTTAAGCTATCCATGATACAACTGAGTAACGCGTTCCTTTTGT